TCTCCGACTCCACGCCCGCTCACAATTGAACCCGAGTCCCACATCGGCCGTGCCCCTTGAGAGACATGAACATCAACGGACGACTGCAATTGCTCGGCGACGGCTACATAGTCAAGGTTGCTGATTTCATGGATGCGACCGAGAATTGCTGGGGCGTAGCGCTCGTTCTCAATCGTGTTCAAATCGTAGTCGGTGCTCGGCATGATGGGGATTGCACCAGCGTGGAAGTGTTCGGTCGGATGGTCATTCCAAAACGCCTCTAAGCCGTTTCCCGAGACCGTAGGCCCCCTCACCCTATCCGTGGTCAAAAGGCCGCCTGTGAGCGCCCCTGCCTTGCGAGAATCGTCGGTCCAAAGGTTGGTCCGCAGGTGATATTGTCCCAATTGAGTTCGGCTGGCGGCGGGCGTCGCCTTGCCCCCTTGGTCAAACCCGACATTGAACAGGGCCGCTCCGTCAAGGTGCAAGGTGTCCGTTCGGTGGAACGGAGTCTCCATTTCAAGGTCAAGCGAGTTCCGCCCACCCGCACGGGCGCGCACATGGACCTCGGCTGGGGCCAGTAGGTGAAGGGGAATGTCATAGCCTACGCCGCCGTGAACCTGCTTCCATACTCGGTCGGGTTTGAATGGGTGGTCGGCGCTCATGATGCCGTAGTGGAGCGGTCCGTGGTGGCTGAACGCAGTCATCGGTCCCGTCATGTGCCCGAATGCGATGGACGAGGCGAAGCCCGCCCATTGGCCCTGCGACGACGGAGTGATGGCGACTCCATCTGCGACTGCAAGTGATTCGGGAGCGTCAGAGAAGAACACCGTGTTGTTCCCGAACCCTATTGGGTCGTATAGCCCCTGTGGGAACGACCATCCAGACCAGCCCATTTCTTGATGCGGATTTGCACCAGCACCGAAGTCGGCGAAGCCAATCGTCGTGGGGACGAATCGCGTTCGGCGGAGGAAGTCGTAGCGCTCCTGCGCCCAAGCGTCGGTCCCCGCCACATCTCGGATGGGAGCAGGTGTGCTGATGCGGTCAATCGGTTGGAGGAGTGGATAGCCATGCACCACTCCGCTCGTGAACAGGTGGGGCAGGCAACGGGGCAGGTTGGCGTGCGACATACGCACTTCGGGGTAGGAACCATAGGTGATAGGGATAGCCCGCTGACCGCTTTCTTGATACCAATACGAGATGCGAGAGCCGCTCCACCACGAGTCGTTGTAGGTCCAATTTTGGGTGTAGTATGTGTCTCCGTCAATCGTTTTCGCCTCGGCTTCAAAGAGGGCACGCCCACCTTGCGCCTTGCCGTTCAACGCCTTGGCTTCGCTCCACATGAGCACCAGCGAACGACCCGATGTGTTCGCTACGATGCGACTCCATGATGGGGACAAATTGAAGTTATCACCGCCACCAACATGCCCCTCTCCGTTGCCGTTATCGGGTGTAGGAGGTGGCCCATCAATGACCTCACCCGTGATAGGGTCAAGGTGTTCCGACTCCGTGTTGGGGTTGTCTCCCGATGAAATCGGCACGCAGGTGTCGCCACTCCGATAGTAGCCAGCGGGGCACCCCGAACCCGACCCACTCTCGGGGTTGAACGGATAATTGATGTCGCTTGCTGGGTATTCCTCCTCGCTCCCGATGTGGTCTCGCTGGACTGCCGCCATGGCCATGCGTCCGTCGTCCATGAAGCGCAGAGATGAACAATGAAGCGTCGGATGGAACAGGGGGTCTCCGCCCGTGTTGGCGCTATGCCGAGGGTGCATAGCGGCCGCTTTGTCCTCTCGTCCGAGGTATCGCATGAGTTCAATTTGAGGGAATACCCAATCGTGGATTGACCAGCCCTCATATTGCTTGAACTTGTCCGAGACGGTTATGGCGCTGGACTGTTCGCTCGTGGTGTGCGTCGTGGCGAGTTCATAGAGCGGAGTTGTCGTTGGCGTGGTGTGGTTATTGACATGGAAAGCGTCAAGGGAGGGGTTGTATTTGAACACCAGCAGTTCGCTCCCCCGTGGATTGGCGAGCGCACCCGTGCCGTCAGCCCACACTTGCCCGTTGCCCCACACCGAGTCCTCAAAGTGGCTGGCGTCTATGGCGTCAGCAGAGACGAAGAGTTCCTTGCCGTAGGTGTCAGCATCCCACAGGTGTGAGACCCCTCCCCTCTGATAATAGCCACCCGACTCTATGGCGGCGCATAGGAGAGGAACCTGCGCCCATGAGGTGTTCGCTATTGGGCGGAACGGTGTCAATTGATGCAGGCCCCAGCCTCCGAAGTCGGCGTCGTGGCGAGGCATGACCGTGTTCGGCATCTCCGAATCCGATGTGTTCACACCCCAAGTAGCGGCGGACGGACTCAACGGGTCAAAAAAGACCCTCTCAAGCGTCGTAGGAGCCACGCGGAACACCGCATGGAAGATTTCACACCCTTCGTCCTCAAGGTCCATGTTGGCCGTTAGACGGCTCGCTTGGGGGAAGTTCCGAGCGGTTGGGTTCCCAATGCGTGAGTTCGTGAGGTTCACGGTGGCGTTGATGCGGTCCTTGGGCGAAAGGCTCACCAGCACATGATAATCCACGATAGGGCGCTTGAAGGTGATGGGGTCAGATGATGGATGGCTGGCTCCTGCGGCCACGCTAACCTCGTCATAGCCCAGCAGGGTTGGGACGACCTTCACCTTGGTTGGGATGCGGTCCTTGAGGAACTCCTGCGAGAGGTTCACGGTGGCCGTCCATGCCCCCGAGGTGTAGGAGTCCCCGAGAATGAAGCGAGAAGGCCCCTTGCTCGTCGTTGTTGCGCTTGGGGCGGCTGACCCACCCGTGGTTTGAGAATTGAGCGTAGGGACCGACAGGTCGTTGATATTGCCGCCTTGTGTGTGGTGGACGACGCGCCCCGTGTGGAATCGGGTTTGATTAGCGTTCAGCGTGAACGAAGCGCCTTTGAATGACGAGCGGGCGCCCGTAGTGCTCATCCCCTCGGTCATAGGCATGACTGCCGTTCCATCGCTTCCATAGACGAATAGGGGTTCGCTGGCGGTATTCCATGACATTCCGTTGCGACGCAAGGGGAGGCCGCTATGGACTTGAATGTTCAATCCCGCATAGAGGGCCGCTCCGTCCTCATTCCAAGCCGTGTCGGGTATGAGGGGGTGTGCTGGGGGTGCAACAACAAAGGGAGCGTTGGCGTTGCGTGAGACGCTCGCAAACGCTGTTGCTGAAAATACCCCTTCATAACCGATGAGACCACAGGTGTCAGCGACAACATGGTTCCCGAGGTAGGCCGCTCCAAGTGGGAAGGTCAATTCCTCTTGAGCCGTAGTCCCCGTCTCGGTGTGAATGTCGCTGACCATGATTGTCTGCGTCGTCTCCGCAGGAAGGGTCAGCCTATCCCCGTCAATAAGTCCGTGAGAGGGGGCTGTGTTCTGGGCATCAGGGGCGCTCAATGGGGTGCCGCTCACCATGACCTCCTGTTGAACTTGGAGATTGGTTCCCCAATGAGACGAGAATGCCTTGGGGTCGGTGGACTTGAACTCGGCGGGTTGTAGGCCGCTGGCCAACGACATATTGTTGAGTGTGCATGACCATAGAGACGACAGGTAGGCTGAGTTATGCGAGTCTCCATAGGTGGCTCCCACGCCGTTGGATGGAAGGTCCGTGGCGACTCGGTGGGTGAACGCTTCCACCGTCCCAATTGACCCAACATCAGCATCAACGAGCGAGCCGATTTGTAGGTCATAGGACGGCATGGCGGCGTTGGCCATGGCGTTGTGTCGTGGCTGAAACCAAGTGTGGTTCGCAGGGCGGGCGGAGGTATGCGACCTCATAGGGTGCTCCACATGGCGACCGACTTCGGTGATGGTTGCCGTGGCCGCAGGAGCGAACGAGCGCATGTTGGAAGCGGAGTGCCGACCGAACCCAGCGTCTTGCATGGCTTGTCCGTGCTCAAGGCGACCGTTTCCAAAGTTCAATCGTGGTGCCTCTGTCTCAGCGGTCAAGCCGAGGAAGTTCATGGAGGCAAAATCCAGCAAGGTCCCATGAGCGTAGGAGACGGAGGCTCCCGAGACGGCGATTGGGACGCCCAGAGTCGTTTCAGACTGCGGCTTCCACAAACCCGAATCAAATAAGGCGTAGCCTTCGGTTCCAGCGCCGCCAGCGTCGGTGAGGTCGTCCGCCCACACGAGAGTGAGCGGCAAGCCAGCCCCAGCACCCACGGGTGGGATGAGGTCGGCACGCGTAGCGGGGACCGCCATGGGACTTGTTCTAAGCCCGCTGGTTCATAACGGTGCTCATTCAAAAGCGGCCCAAGCGAGAGCCGAACGGTATTCGGACCATGAGGAGAACTCTCCAACGGCGATGGCCATGTTAGCCTCAAACCCTTCCATGAATGGGAACAGGGCTGGGTGCTCAGTCCATGTCCCGTCTCGCTCAGTCCATGTGATGAAGTTCATATCGTGCAGGCGTTCAAGGGCACGGATGGTCCAAGTGTATTCTTCGTCGGTTAGGTTGGTCATGTTTAACCGTAGGGGGTTCCCCTATATTAAAGCATCGCATATTGGTTTTCATCGCCACCCGTTGGAGGCAGGGGGTCTGCGACTTCGGGGTCATCGGTGTCCCTGCGTGGGGGGCGTCCGATGAAGTCCTCGTATCGCCCGATATGGATTCGGTGCACTCGTCGCCCGTCTTTGTTCAGCATGTTGCCTTCGGTGCAATTGCACACGAAGTCCCTATTCCAGCACCCGACCGTTGAAGCGTATCGGGGGTATCGGTCGCAGTCGGTGCATTTCTTGTGTAGCGTGGGGACTTGTTCTTTGCTCATAACTAAGCATCAGTCCCCCACCTATATTAAGGTTGCGCCTATTCTTCTTCCCGCTCCTCTTCGTAGTCCTCGTCGTCCACCATGACGAGTTCGCCAGTCTCGTTGCCGACGAAGCGGTTCTTGCCTGCGTGCTTGAGATAAATGGTGCCGTTTGGGCGGCGAGCGAATGCGTTGAGTGGTCGGTTTTGACGCAGAGCCATAGAGCACAGTTCACAATAGTGGAACGGTGAATCCTTGCCGTGCCGTGGGGCGCCAGAGATTGATTGGAGTAGGTCAAGAGTGGCTTGGATTTGCGGGTCTTTGTAGCGCATGACAACGCCACAAGGCTCGCCATGAATCTTGCACTTCTCGGTGCACTTTCGCCCTTTGAGTCGGTCAATCTCCTTCTTCTTGCCGCCCTTGCGACCTTGAATCTCCTTCTTCTTGCTCATGATTTCACCACGCTATTGTTCCCATGTGGGTGGGGAGTATTGCTTGCTTTTTCAAGGGTTATCTCTAATTGGTCGGTGAGTTTGTCCCAGCCAAACTGCTTCTCAGCCCACCTGCGGGCGCGTGCCCCCATGGCTTGACGCTTTGCTGGGTGCTCAACCATCCATTGGAGAGCGTCAGCGAGCGCCTTGATGGAGACCAGCGACATTTTGACGCCGCTTGGTCCGACTATTTCCGCATCGTTCTTCACCAATTTGCCTCGCATCGTCTTAGCGCCTTTGCCGATGAACTCGGGTCCCGTGGAGTTATTGGGGAGGATAACAGGAATGCCGCAGGCCATCGCCTCAACGGTGGGAATGCCGAAGCCCTCGCCACCCGTAGCCATCACATGACAATCGGACATAGCGAACAACTTGGCCATGTCCTCTCGCTTCATGCCGAGGAGTGGATTGGCGCTTGGGTCTGAGAAGGTGATGTTGCCCTCAAGACCCATCTCACGGACCATCTCGGGGAGGTTCCAACCGCCAAGGCCCATCATATTGGTGGGGTCTCCCGTGTGCAGGATGAGACCTACTTCCTCGGGGTTCTCCACCCTGCTGAGCATCTCCTTGAAGCCTTCAAGGAGGCGTGGTTGTTGCTTCCTGTTGCCGTTGCGAGCGACCGAGAGGAACACGGTTTTCCACTTGCCGAGACCGAGGGCTTCACGCCACTCGTCTTTTTGAGTCTGCACCACGGGCTTGAACAGGTCCAAGTCCACGCCATGATAGAGCACCTCTGTGAAGAATGGCGGAGCGAATCGGTCAAGGAAAGGGTCTCTAAGGGCCTCTGAGGCCGCTCCCTTGCTATGGAAGCGGTCAATGTAGGCTTGGAACTGTTGGCGCCCATGCTGGCTCATCCACAGGGGCGTATGGGTCATTTTGAGGGTGTCCGTCCATGCTCGTGGAATGTCCTTGCCGTCAATCGGGAGATAGGAGACATGAGCAATTCCGAAGCGATTGCAGGACTTCACTATGGCTCCTGTGTTCCACACATCGGCAAGACTGAACACCACATCGGGCTTGAGGCGGTTGAGGTTGTAGTCCATCGTGGTGGCGGCGCCAACCAGCGGGTCGCCACCGAAGCGACTCCCAGCGTGCACCAGCGTCCAGCCTTCCTCGTGCTTGAAGTCCTCGCCGTGATAGTCCCAGCCCATGACATAGACCTCGTGGCCACGCTCAACGAGGCGCTTCACGAACTCTCGGGAGACTACGCCATAGCCCGTCGGTCGGGTTGGTTGCTCAGAGCACCACAGGACCCTCATGGGTCTTGAACGGCAACCCCACGGTTATGACCGTTTCGCTCTCAAAACCAAGGGTCGTCGCCGAGTTCCTCACGAAGGCGGTCCCAGCCGTATGCGTCCATGAGAGCCTCACGGTATTCGGAGAAGGAGGCGAACTCGCCAATGGCGATGGCCATGTGGGCCTCAAACCCTTCCATGAAGGGGAAGATGGCTGGGTGCTCGGTCCAAGTCCCGTCGGGGTTCTCGGTCCATGTCGGCATATCTTGCAGGCGCTCAAGGGCGCGGGCGGCCCAAGTGTATTCTTCTTCGGACAGGATGCTCATGTGTTGGCTCATGTTTAATCGTAGGGGGTTCCCCTATATATAGGTATGCCTATCGTTTCACGAACAACGGCAGGAACAGGCGCCCAGCACGGGCGTCCACCACGCCAGTCAGCGAGGCCGTGCCCCCTACGGCGGCGTAGGTGGTTGGGTCGTCGCTGGTCATGGTGGTTGCCTTGGATGCCTCGGGCGTGGCCGCTGGCTCCTCTTTGTTGCCGACATACGCTCCCGTGTAGCCGAGTGTGCTCCATCCAGCGCCAGCAGGATAGGGCATGAGGCCGCAAGCGACATCGGGTAGGTCCACGCCCACTCCAAGTGGTGTAGCGCCCCCCACGGGCGTCCCACGGACATAATCACCGTAGTTCGTTGTCATCTCCTTGAAGGCGTTGGTGTCAGACGAGCGGAGCGCCTCGGTCGTGATTTCAACCACGCCCGTCGTTGAGCCGCCGAACACGAACGACGATGGCGTCGTCCCCGAGGGATAGTAGGTGGGACCGAGGGTATTGGCGTTGATAGCCCCGACGGGTTTCTCCACCTCGTATGATGCAATCAAGTTTGGGTAGTCGTTCCCGTAGTCCAACGGGACTCCCGAATTGTAAAGCACGGATGGGGTCGGGTTAGCATCAAAAAAGGCCACCTCGTCTATGATGACCTCGTTCAAATAAGCGGACACGGCGGGTGGTGGCTTTTGGCTAATGCCGATGGTGTGCTGGGTGGCTGGGCCAAGGTATGAACCAAGGCCAACGAAGGAGAGTGTGCCGTTGTGATACAGCGACGCTACGCCACCCGTGAACTGAATCGTGATGTTGCTCCATGTGGTTCCAATGTTCAAGACCTTGCCCTGTGATACGCCTTGCATGAACAGTTCCACCGTGTTGCCGTTGGTGGTGTCTCCAAGCAGTTCCAGCGTCCATATGTCCTGCCCCAGCCCCGAGTCATAGATGGCGAACAGGCCGTAGTTCACGCCGTTCGCTATGGTCGCCGTGGGGCGAATCCACATCGTTATTGTCCCCTCGCCTGTGTAGGTTCCAGTCTTGGAATAGAACTGCGCCGTGCTTCCAAGACCGACGAACTCAATCGCATACGGATTTTGTCGTCCACCCACGGTCCACCAATCGGGGACCTGTCGGCAGGCTCTCAAGAGTGCCGTGGCTTGGTGGTTGCGTTGCATGTCATGGCCTTGGCCATCATGGTCAAAAACCTCATCGGTAGTCTTTGAGGAAGAGGCGTCCTGCTGGCTCGTCGTGATGTGTGCCCTCGTCGGCCACGGGCGTCTCACCTATTGGCTTCAAAGAAGGGGGTTTCACCTTGGCCACGACGGACCTCTTGGCGGCGATGCCGTCCTTCCATCCACATGGCTCTGATTCGTATTTGACACGCCACTTGCGCTCACCAGCCTTTGTGGTGCTCCATCCCTCACGCTCCACGCGACCAAGGCACTCGGCTTTGTCATAGCCATACGGCTTCTTGGCGTCGTAGGTGGGGAATGAGTTCGTGTAGCGAACAGGCGCTCCGCAGTTGGGACAAGGCATCAGCCATTCACCTCTCGGTCGGGGTGCCCTTTGGGGAGGTTCTTGCGGCGGACTTCGGCCATGGCCGTCAAACGGTCGCACAGGTTCTTGGCGGCGGTGTCAAAGCGCTTCGTTGAGTGCTCGTTGTCGCACATCATCTCCTTGAGATACGCAAGGTCAATCTCGCCCAGCAGGTGCTCAATGATTTCATATTCGGCGTGTTGAACACTCTTGGCTCGCATCAGATTTTCGGTCATGTATAGCCATGACACGCACACCTATATTAAGGTTGCGCCTACTGTTCTTCCTTGGGGCTTGGACCTGCGATGTAGTCGCGCCCCCCGTGCTTCTCAAGCGCCTTCTCAGCCGCTTTTCGTCGCTCAAGGCGATGTCGTCGTCGTTGCTTCTTGCGACCCATCCGTGCGAACTCGGGGTTATTGATTGTAGTAGGCAACAGGTCCTCGCCTTCAAGGCCCTGCTCTATTTTCTCCATGTGTTCTTCGTAGTGCTCCTTGCGATGACAATTAGCGCAGATGACATCACACAAAGCAACCTCCTCCATGATTCGGTCCCAACCGTAGCCACCCGAGACGAGGTGAGAGACGGAGGTGGTCTTTTTCTGCCTGTCCTCGTCCCTGTGGTGGAAGTCAAGTGCCCATGGGGACTCTTCCCCACTCAAGCCACACTTCTCGCAGGAGAGCGTCTTTTTGAACTCACGGTATCGTTGCTTGAGGGCACGACGACGACGACGAACCTGTTCACGGCGATGGTCGCCGTTTTGGGCATACCATCCTTCTTGGTAGCGCTTCTGATACGCTTTTCGCTTCACAGGGTCCTTGTGGGGCACGGAGGCCCCCTCACTCACCGAGCAGGGTTCCTTCGCCCTTGAGAGCGTGGCGGCCTTGATACTCGCCACCCTTGCGGACATCGGTGTGAATGTCGGCTCGTGGTCGCTTGTGTATTTCCACGGTTCGCAGGTGGTGAGTCATCTCAACATCCAAGGGGTCTCGTCCCAGCATAGCGTGATAGGAAGCGGTGATGAACTCAGCGAGTTGCATTGGGTCCAAGTCGGGGTCGGGGAGGTGTTCCAAGCCGACCTTCATGGCGGCCTTCTTGGGAGCGGCCTTCTTGGGAGCGGCCTTCTTGACCTCTTCCTTGACCTCTTCCTTGGGCACTTCAACGACTTCTTCCTTGGGTTCCTTAGCGGCCTTTGGAGCCTTTTTCTTGGTAGCCATGAACCGTTCAAACCCGAAGATGGTTCTTAACCTCATCGGCGGCAAACGGCTCGGTATGCGTCTTTGACCTCGGTGGAGTTGAAGCCACGAAGCATCATACCGCCAGCGATGGCCATGCGGGTGCCTGCGGAGCGCTCCATGCGAATGGCGTTGGCGATGTGCACTTTTTCCATGATGCCCGAGCGGGACCACTCACGGAAGCCGTCAGCGGCAGAGAGGATGACCATTTCAGTCTCCTCGCCTGTGAAGTGGTCTCGGATGATGCCCCAGTTGTGATACACCACGGGAGCATTCTCGTCCAAGGCTTGAAGGCCAATCCAGCAGTTCAAGTCAGCCGCCACGGTGGAGCCGTGGGGCACGAGGTTCAAGGTTTCAACGATTTGGGCCGTGTGGTATGCGTGGGTCGCCATGGTTAATCGTAGGCGCCACTCCTATATTAACCCACCGCTCAAAGGGTATGGCGTAGTTCCTCGGGAACGAGTGCGATTTCCTCAGCCGTCTTGGGTCGGTATTCACCTTCGGGGTGATACGGAGGAACACAATAGCCACCGCAGTTGAAGCAGGCGTAGTGGCCAATGACGGTTCGGACTCTGCCCGTCCACTCAATCCTTGGGGGAATCCGAGAAGTGCCGTTGTCCTTGATTTTGTAGGTCCGACCGTTGGTCTTGCAGGTGTAGGGAGGGCAAGAGGTTCGTCGCTTCATGCTTCCACCGTCCCTTCTTGAAATGGTCCGTTGGCGTTCACGAGGTAGGCGCAGTAGTGGTTCCACCCCGTTCGGTCAAAGAAGTGGCTCCACCACGAGTAGGCGTCTCCTTTGGTGAATCGGATGAATCCCTTGCCGTTGGCTCTCTTGAGGAACTCTTCGGCGTGGGCTTCAATGGCGGCTTTGATGTAGTCGGGCAGGGGAATCATCATGTTCTGCCCTATGCCCCCCACCTATATTAAGGTGTTGCCTATTCATTCCATCGGAGTTCCATGGTGAGGTCCATGCGATACCCGAGACAGTCGCCCTCTCGCTTATCGGGGCCGCACACCTTATCCACGCTATTGATGGCCTTAGCCTCGTCTGAGCGGGCAAGACGGCACCATTTGTAGTCGGTGTTGCCGTTCACCCCATTGGTGGTGAGGCTACGGTCGTTGAGCACCTGTGTGAGCGCTCTGTAAAGCGTCCACACGCCCACACGGGTGGGGTGGAAGAGGGTGATGAGGAAGAACTGCGATACCACACGGGGAACGGCGTCGGAGTCGGACTGAGAGCCTCCGAGGTTGGCGGTTCGGATTTCACCGTATTCTTGGGTGATGGCGATTTGGTAGGTCTTTTGCTTCTTGGCCTCAATCCATCCGTCGTTCACCACGACGGTCCAGCCACCCACGGCTGGGGTATTGTCCTCAATAAGCCCCGTGAGCAAGGTGTGGGGGTCCACCAGAGGAGGTTGGCCGCCCACCACGCTCAAGCACCGCCATTCCCGAACACGGCAACGGCAGAATACGAATCGCGCTTGACACGCTCAAGCATCTCACGATATTCGCTCTCCGTCGTGGCCAAGAGTGGTCGCCACATCTCCTTGATGCGTTCCGAGCAGTTCTCGTCGTTGAGAGCGGCACGAGCGGCTTGGCGGACCACGAGAAGGATGGTCGCCATCTTGGCTTCAATTGGAGGCGCTGTGCGTCCAGCCGTGTAGGTGATTTTGAACAATTGCAGGGCGTTGAGGCCGACTGCGTTATGGAACCGAATGATGCCCGACTCAGAGTCGTCCAGCCACCAATCGGAGTCGCCACGAGTGCGTCCTTCAACGAGGGTGGTCGTGCTCCCATCGGACTTGGTTTCCTCAACCGAGGCCACCGAGACGATAGGGCGGTTCCTCAATACGAGGTGGCGCATACGCTCGGTGGAGTCTTGATATTCAACGAATGATTCGGTCCCAGCCAGTTGTCGTCCTGCGTAGGCATCAACCATGCGTGAGGCGTTGCTTATCATCGTGGCGACTTCTGAGTCGCTTGGTCCGATGCCGTCGCTGAAATTGATGCCTGCGTAGGTCTCAACCTCGGCGAGGGTGCAATAGTCAATGGCCGTCATTCAGTTCCCTCCCATGGTGGTGCCCGCCCAGCGAGCGTCCAAGGAGAGCAAGCCGAGCGAGGTCAGCCTCAAACCGTAGCGATGCCCGTCAAGAGGCAGATGGCTTCGGGGTAGCGGACTCCGAAGGCAATATCCTGCTTGGGGATGAGCACGAATCGGTCCTTGGTTGGCTCGTCGTGGAAGCCAATGCTGAATCGGCGCTCAGCAACGGTTGGGTTTCCAATCATTGGGGAGCGGATGTGGGTGAGGACAGCCACGGTTGTGTTCTGCACAGCACCGCCTGTGGTGTTGTCATAAACGCCGTCCACATCAAGGTTGGTGGCGAGAGCGCCAGTTCCAAAGACACGGATGCCGTAAATGCGACCGATTTCACCAGAGAGGATGGTTGCGGCAGGGCCGTATTTATCCACGGTTTGAAGTTCAGTCAAGCCAAGTAGTTGGACCTCAAGGTTGCGAGGCACGATGAAGGCCAAGTCGTCTCGGTTGTCCGCATAGACTCCAAGGGAGGCGATGGCGGTTCGGAGGTGGCTGAGAGCGAAGGTTCCTCCGACTGCGACAGGGGTTGCTGTTGCAGACTTGCGGAGACCGTCAAAGAGAAGCAGGTAGTCGTTGGCTGTGCCCGAGACACCTGTGAGGTTGGCTGGGGAAGCGTATGCGCCGTTGATGTTGTCAGCGTATGAACTTCCAGTCTCGGTGTCGCCGTTCAGAAGCAAGGATTGCTCGTTGAAGGCAAGGCGGGAGGCGATGTCGTCTCGGAGGACTGACATGAGACCTTCCACACCGTAGGCGACGAGGTAGTTGCCGATTGGGATGTTCGCAATCATGGTCTTGAGTTCCAAGGTGATTTCATCCGTTGCGTGGCGGGATTCGGAAGCGGCGGTGCCTGCGTCCGTCATGGAGAGAGTCTGTTGGTGGAAGTCCACCGACCCGCTCAACTTGGGCACATTGACCTTGCGACGGTTCATGGGCATGGCTGGGAAAAGACTTCGCATGAAGTTTCTCTCATAGACGATGCCGATAATCTCGTCTGCGGTGTCCGTAGGTAGCATAGTGGCGCCCGTTCCAGCGGCGGCACCAGCGAGGGCGTTCTTGACTCGTTCTGTGAGTTCGGTGAAGTCAATATCTTGGCTCATGTTTCATCTCTCCTGTGTTCGTGGGTATTAACCGTTTCTCCTTCAACCGAGCCTCTTGCCTGCAAGACGGACTTCCAACCAGTCGCCGAGCGAAGCCATTCCTTGGCTCACTTCGGGCACGGGGTCGTGCATGGTTGGACCCGACTTCACCTTGGTGGTGGTCTTGGTCGTTGGGGAAAGGGACTTGGGCTTGGCGACCGCTGGGGTTGCACTCAAACCGAGTTCGCTCATCTTCTCGCCAAGGCGGCGGGAGACTTCGGATTCAATTTCAGCCTCGGCTTCGGCGGCGGCCTTAGCCTCGGTGAGTTCTGAGATGGTTGCGTCCCGCTCAGCGAGCATGGACTTGAGGCTCTCCGTCTCGTCAAGACGAGCGGTGAGTTCTTTCAGACCAGCCTCAACAGCGGTTAGGGAGTTGGCGACTTCGGACAAGACTGCGACGGTGGTGTCGGCTTCTTCGGCTTCCTTGGTCTCAACGACTTCGGGAGCGGATTCTTCTTCCTCTGCTTCGGCGACTTCTTCAACGACTTCCTCGGGAAGTTCCTCTTCGGCGACTTCTTCTTCGGCTTCCTCAGCAACCTCTTCGGCGACTTCTTCAACAGGAGCCTCTTCTTCGGTTTCTTCTTCGGCCTTGGTCTCAACAACGGGTGCCTCTTCGGATTTGATGGTGAAGGTCTCTTCTTCTGCCGTCAATTCAACGACTTCTTCTTCAACGACTTCGGCGATTTCTTGCTCGGTCATGGCCTGTTGGCTATCATCATGGCCTTTAACGGTATCGCCGTCAATAACCTCTTGGAGATGAGCCAATTTTGCTTCTAATCCAGCGATTGTGTCGCTTAGTTCCACGATGAGGTCGGCGTCAAAGCCCATCTCGGTCCCTTCTTGGGGTCCTTCTTCGGGCATTTCCTCAGCCTTGCCGAACTCAATGACATACGAACCATCCCGTTCTTCCACGGCGACGATGTGTTTCTTGCCGCAAGAGCATTCACCCTCACAACAATTGTAGGAAATCAGAGACTTGCTGACATTGAATAGGGCATTGGGAGACGCAGGAATATCCACCACGCTCGTCTCAATCCACTCCACTTCGGTGAAGGTGAGGTAGGCATCGTCGCCGTCGCCTTGCTTGACGCCAGCCTTGGCGATGAAGCCGATGGAGAACGCTCGTAGCATCCCTTTGTTGATTTTGCGGGTGATGTCCTTCTCGCCGCCATCAATACGGGCACGACCGAACACGGCTTGGATTTTGGTTCCGTCGGGCTTGGTGTATTCGCCCATTTCAACCTCTTCCATGAGGCCAATGACGCCGTAGTCCTTGCGGTGGTTATACAGAATGACGGGGTTCTTGGAGTAGGACTCCCACGAGTCCATGATGGCCTTTGA